ATTCTTTCAGCTGTTTTATCTGTTCTCTTAGCCATCTATTACCTCAAAATGTGGATAATCTTTAAAAGTAGTTTTATTCCTATCCTTTAGAAACCAATCACTGTCCCAATCACGTCCCCATATTAGATCAATCCCCATAGACTTAGCTACGCCTGATACAAACCCTGCAAAATGAACCATTCTATCTAGATTCTTAAAGCTTACAGGATACGGATATACATCTACTGCAGTACTGGGATCTGAATTATGCTTTCCATTAGGATACTTAACCTTACTACGTCCTTCATCAAAGGCTTTATTCTGATCTTCTTCTCCACGATGTCCACAAACTACTGTACAATCATATGTCTTCACCACTTCATTAAAGACCTTTTGCAATCTTTCATCACAGGTTTCTAAACTCGCTCTTGACTTTCTTCCAAACCTAGGCATCCTCCTCCTCTTCCTCTTCCTTTTCCTTTACGCCCAGGTCTTCTAATTTTATAATATCAGTTGGCATTATTCGTATAATATAGTAACAATAACGCTTCCATTCAGACACTCTGTAACCTCTAAAGCATGCAAGGTAGTTATACCGGCAATAGCTGCCTTTATATTGTATGCTAAAGAATCCTGTACAGAGTCAGCGTCACCATTAGGTTTATTATGCGTAATAACCTTACAACTACTAGCTCCTACTGCCATTTTATTCTCCTATGCTGTAACCCAGCTTTTAGCTCGGGGTTTATGTTTCATATAGCTTCCATCCTTACCTTCAATTAAACTGTTAGGTGGATGTGCATACTTACACGCGTATGCTAAAGCATCTATAGTATCGTCATGTCCCATACGGGGACCAAATGTAATTACTTCGTGTTGCAAATCGTACATGCTTTTCTTAATGTGGATCGAGCCCACTGCGAACCTTTGAGCAAGTATTTCTTGAATCCTGTCGCGTTTCGACATGCGGTTACCTGGTTTTTCAGCAGCGTACTTAACCGTGAAATCATTACGTCGTCGCATTTCTGCCATAATCGCTTGAAACACTGGTCGGGACATAGTAGTGTCTTCAATTGTGAAAAGCGAGGGGTGATAGATTGAATTGTACTCAAAAATGTGATCCACGATTCCCTTCTTGCCATCTCCCGGTATGCCGAGAACAGAGAGGCTACGCTTGCGAATATAGTCAATAACGTAAATATTATTATCAGGACAAACTCCAAGAGCAACAAGCACGCTAAAGTCGCTGTCCCTACGAGTAGAATCTGTAGCGGGGTCCACACCGACGAACACGTTAACCGGCTTAATTCCTTCATCTTTTGAAGATATGAAAGAAATTCCTGTTTCTTCATCATATTTGTAATCACCTTCCCAATACTTAATATGGTTTCGATTGAATATCGAGTCTTCCGCACTCTGGACCTCCATCATATATTCTTGATAGAACTTCTGGGGTTGCCCAGAGTCCGCGTAAAATTTCTTTTTTCTTTCCATCTCTTCGGCTCCGAACCAGCCAGCCCAAAGAGGTGTACCGTTAGGTTGTATGGCTTTGTATGTTATTACTTTCCAACTAAATTCTTTTCCAAGGCCTTCGCTTTCCGCTTTATTATAGCCAGCAAGGATGTTATTAATAAAACTATCATAGTGAACGGGAGTGCCATTAATACGGAGACGACCCGAACCAGGTTCAAGAGCAGGGAAAACGACAGCCGTAACAAGGTTAGAGATTTTAGCACGAGACTCTGGTGTAATGGTATTATTTTCATCTTCAAAATCATCCAGGACGATAAGATCGTATCTTTTATGGAGCTTAGCACCACCCCTAATCCCAGATAAGTTTGATTTACTGATGAGTTTACAGCCGTTTTTAAGTTCGATATCATCTTCTGTCCATTTTTTGCCCTTTAAATCCCCGAAATAATACTGCACTCTATCATTATATTCCAAATGATATTTTATATAATCTAAATTAGGTACTGATATTTTACTAGAAGCAGCAACCCACCCATAAAATAATGGCTCATTTGCAAAGCAAAAATCATGCATTATACCGCATTTAGTTAATACTGTCTTACCGTGTCCCCGTGGTAATATAATAGCTAGCTGTCTTACACTTAAATCATTTATTGCATCTACTACCTGGTAATGAAAAAACGGAGTCTCACTCCGCATAAAGTCATCCTTAAGAAACAACTTTCCAAAAGCGATTAGGTCATTTTTGGCAAGTTGTAACTCTTCTTCGGCCTGGCTTACGTTCCTAGAATTTATATTAGGAGCCGAAAAGCTCTTTTTCGTCGCCTTTGACTTTGTCAAATATATAGTCCTCTACGTTCTTATTTTTATTAGCAGCTTTTTTTCTCAGCTTCATTTGATGAGGTACCTTGTTCTGGAAGATCCTAATACCCTTCATAAGTCTATCACTAGGTTCACCATCTGGGACTACCTGATGCCCGTCACCATAACGTTGTAACCAAGGCATTAAAGCCTTTTCTAGAATGGTAACCTCATAACGGGACTTCATATCAGTTCTCGCAAGTTTATTGCTGATAGCATCTAGCCATTCCATCTCTCCTGCAAGACTATCTGGATATACCTTACCATCTACCGCCTTCTTTAATTTAGCTCCCGTATTCGCTGGAGGAGGTGCAGGTGCTTGTTCTTGAGGTTGTTGTGGAAGTCCGGAAGCTTGTTCCATAATTTCCCCTGCACCTGTAGCATCATTTTGTTCTAGTTGTTCTGTAGCCTCTTGGTATTGATCTTCCATTATTTATCCTTTCCTTCTGTTAATTCAGGCCTTTCTACTTCCTCTAACATATCATTAGAGAATCCTTGAAACAATGCACCTGTAACATTGGTAACCTTCGTTGATTGCTTATCCTCTAAATCGAGGATATCAGATAATTTAAACAGAGCCCTTAAACGGACATCTTCCTTTTCGGAGTTTTTAGAGGCATCCTGTATATCACTTAATACAGACTTAGGTTCGATACCTAATTCCTCACATATTGGCTTTAGTTCTTCTTTCATAGCTGTATTGATCCTTTCAGTTTTTAACAGTCTCCCCGCCCTTTGACAGGCATACCGCCTATTCTCTGTAGGGAATGCTTGTAAATATGCATCCTCCGGACGCATGCCACTGGCCATATAAGTGACAAAGAGCTTTTCGTACTTCGAGGTTGTGGTCCGATCCAAGAGAATGTCATCAGAAGATTTATTACCCCCAAACGAGTAAATATTGATTCTTCTACTAGTATCCATTTGTACATTCTTAGCCACCATAAAGGTTCCTGTACAAGTGCCTACATATTCTCTGATCTTATTCCGCCCTTTAGCACGTAGCATCTCGCCTTTCCGGAGTATCTGGATGAAACAGTCATCGTCTGTACGTACCCAGTCTCCCACATGGCTGGTACGCCAATTATCAATTACCAGACTTGCCACATCCGGAGGAAGTTCATCTACCGAATCATATACTTTATGTACTATACCATTAACTCTATATTCTCTCAAGGTAGCTCCTAGCGGGGTGGTAACCCCGCGTTCGGTCACGCATCACCTAAGATGCCTAAACCTTTCATCCTCTCTATATCTTCCTTATCCCAATATTCTGAGTCCAACTCTATACAGTAACAAATCGCTTCAGTGTCTTCCTCATTAACGTATTCAACATCTCTGTCATACATCTCCTCAGACACAAATTCAATTACTTCAGTCGTATCATCATATTCGATAACTAACTTATATATCTTCATAGTGTCCTTTCTGCATACGATCATGCACATATATTACATGGTTTATTTTAAAGATACAAGAACTTTTTTAACTTTTAAGTAGCTGTTTTTTATAGACTTCTTAAATACAGACCAGCGGGTCGGAATCCCAGCATCGGATCCTAAACCGTATTTCTTATTAGTGTACTTTCTGAAGGCATCTGACTTACCACACATCTCCGAGTAGTCACTGAAGATCTGTGCTATATCATATACCGACTGCTGATTGTTCTTTAGTTGTATCTCTAGTTGCGATATGTAATCCATCAACTGCTTGTATGTAACTTTCTTTGATTTCATAGTTATGTTTATGATCTACACCACAGTAGTCTGGGCATAGATATCCTTTATCTAATGTTTTTCCGAGCTCTGATAACCCTACGTAAAGTAAGGCATATATTACTTTTCCCCAAGAACTTTCTGGCGTGTCATTGCCCACACCCCTACGTTCAGGCATGCTATCCCCATAAGGGGCCAGCCAGCACCAAGAGCATAGTAATATATATTTAACAGACCTACCGCCAGATTTAACCAGCGTACTAATTCGAAACCTTCGGTCCTGTTCCACATCTGTAGTATCCTTATTTAGCCTTTGATTGTATACGTAAGAATACATATACAAGTCAAGTCTTTTTGTGAGTTATCTCAAAAAACTTTAAAAATTATAGGATTTTGTCGTATGGTCACATTTACTTGGTATACCCCTTGCAATCCGGATTTCGAAATATGAATTTTCGTTATCTTTCATTTCAATTACAAACCATATAGGAGAAACAAATGTTTACATACATCTTAGCATACCTTACTGAACTTCCAAACGCTGCCAAATCTTTGTGCTACTCAACTCAATTCAGAGTTACAGGTGCAGGCTGTTTAGCAGGCATCTCGACTGGTGTTACAACCTTCAGCCCGGGTCAAGCCCAAAGCAAGACTCACTATGCTTGGCTTGACAAGACCAAAGTTACTTACGATGGTCTCTCTGCTACCAATCCAGAGATCTATCTTCAGATCAACACAGCCACCAACAAACCAACCGGTGTTGGTTACCTTCCGGCTGATTATGTACTGCTCCAACAGGGGACACTTGATGAGAAAGCTGTTCAACCTCTTGTTACTACTGAAACTGCTACCGTTGACGCTCCCGCACCTGAATCCGCAGACATATAGATACGAAACTTACACCTCACAGCACCCTGTCATCCGGCAGGGTGTAGGGGCTTGACATATAAAACGCAATGTGCCCTAACTCAGGGAGTAGAACCAGACTAATGATGCAGGAGTTATTGTTAGTAGTTCGAGGGTTAGGGCCATCACTATTAATGAAAGGATTGAATGATGAACTGTAACATATGTAATGAAGAAAAGGCTCGTCAATACTCATCTATGTGTCAGTCTTGCATTGATAATGGTTGGAGATGGGCAGGCTATCCTGATGATAATTATTATCAAGAGAAGCCCATAAAGAAACATAAGCATATCATAACACCTCACAAACAATAAGGAGTACACCAATGCCAAGTAAACAAGCAAAGCAACGCAAACAAGACCGCAAAAGAACTAATAAAGACCTAAAGGTAGGTAAAACATATCTGCAACGCAAACAGCGTCTTGCAAACAAAGTAAAGCGTGATGCAATTCATGCTATTGACCCTGATCTTAAAGTAACTATCATTAATGGTAAGTCATACATTGGTGATGATGTAATGATTGAGATCAAGGTAGTAGATGGTATGATTGAAGGCGTACCAACATTTAATGATGACATACCAATTGATGGTGATCCATCTAATGCTGTAGCTGTCCCTGATTATGGTGATGATGGAATTTATGAATGTGTACATGGTAATGATCTATCATCTAGCTGTTCTGATTGTTTTAATGAACAATTCAAAGAAGCTGAGTCATATAAAGATGACCTTGATCCTGATCATCTTAATACTGCAATGCAACATACTCAACTACATGCTGAAGAAACAATGCCTGAACATAAAAGTATGTGGGACAAACTAAAGAATAAATGGGAGAAAATATAATGGTACAACCACTCGCATTTGGCAAGGCCTTACATTTACTATTAATGATAACATCAACACCAGTAGGTGGTGAGAAATATGAGCACTTGGTGAAGGATGCAAGTAACCTCATACATCAACATAACAATGCTCTTAACAGATATCTTGAGTATAAACATGAGAACACACCTGAAGATAAGACGGTATTCAGCACCAAACCTTCATGTGTTAAATGTACTCATGACATTGAAGATATATACATTACACATCATGCAGGTGATGATGGTAAGTTGGACAGTCCATTGTATTGTTCTACTTGTGGCTTCTATCAAGCAATATGTTACAGGGAGGTTGATAAATGAAGATATTACTCCTAATATATCATTATGTAACACATTATGTTGAAGAACTACTATATCTACTAGCTAAGCGTGACATGAACAACCAAAAGAATGTAGTAAGGTGGGGTAAGTTCTGCATTCATAGAGTAAATATAGAAATGCAAATTACTTCCTTGGATTGTAATAGAATAGATAACAAATTATCTAGACTAAAACGTGAGGAGGGAGTATAACCATGAACTCAGACAGACACAGACACATATATTACCTTATAATAGCGTTCTGTGGTGCTTGTTGGGTTGCAGTGGTGTGCTCGATGATGGGCAGGGTCCTAGTGGCTCTGCTCATTGTCATAATAGCACTAATCCCAATGATTTGGGCTATCTACCCAAGAGGTAGAGATAAGTGATTAGTTAGGTAGATAACTTGAAGCTAACAGCCTTGATGGGGTTTAATGAGCGTTAAAGCCTAGGTAAGTTAAATCTTTCTTTTACCTAATTGAGCGGGAATGGGGGATAGTCGCTATAATAAAAGTATCCCCTCTAATATAGGTTGGCTCACCTGGGCTGGATGTGAATTCATCCCCTCAAAGCAGCACTTATGCTTAGTTATCTCACGATAGCTCAGCTACTCTAGGGGGAGTTGTTAATTGAGGCAATTCCCCCGCAAACTTGATAAAACGGGTGAGCACGCTTCTCAATCTTGATGAATAGCACTTAGGACGGAGGTTCCGCATAGCTGTTCACCCACCAATTTATAAACACCAGCACACCGCTGGATTAACCATAACAACAAGGAGATAACAATGACACCAGAACCATACATACAGTCGGTAGAAGATAACCCTAAACGTAAACGATCAGTCTACTCTCTATCTAAGAAGGTAGAAGTCGTGAAAGCTTATAAGACTGGTAATCATACTATGGATGAAGTGAAAGATATCCATGGTATAAAACATGCATCTTTAATCCATAGATGGGTAAAAGAGTATAATCAAGGTAGATTACATGCTACTAAGCGTGGTGCAAAGCGTAATACTAAAGGCACAAAGCCTTATAAAGCTTATGCTAACCGAGCAAATGGTACTAGTAAATATACAAAGGATACTACATTGTATAGTGATGAACCATTACAGGCAAAAGACAGCCTAAGACGACCTAATCCTCCTATCACACCATTTAGTTTACCTAATGGTACTCAGCTTGTATCACGAGTAAATGGTAAAGAGCCAGGATTCGGTGACGCTCATGTACATGTAACACTTGAAGCAATAATATTACCAATACAAGGTGAAAGCCTGGTAATAAACAGAGGAATGGCTAATGAAATAGCAGAGCTGTTCGAAACACCCAACCTAATCACTACCTTAAAAGGGAGAGCAAAATAATGGCAGAAGACGTGCTAGAAGCAACTAAAACCATCTGGTTAATGGATGGTGGCTCATCTTATGATGAGAAGGAAGTATCATGTGAGACAGTTAAATGTCTACGTGAGCAACAATCAATACCTGATAACGCAGTTATTCGTGTGAATAAGCGTAAAGCAGATGATAATACCCTTCTTGAAGAAGGAGATTTTGTATCTGTAGCCAGAACTAACAAGTCTGGAGGGAAACAGTAAACTAACAACCGGGAGGGCGGAGCAATCTGCCCTCTCACTTACTCGGGAGATAATAATGGCACTAATACCACTAAAAGATCTAAAGATAGACATAAAGAAACACGCCCAAGACATAATATTGGGCCCACAAGGAGAACTATTTGAATCATTAAAGGATTTCAATTTTAGATATAGGCTTAATTTAAAATTAAAGAATAACTTCTCATGGAATAGAGGCACATACAAAGCTGTAGAAGATAAAGCTAAAGAAATATTTATAAGTAAACGGTATAGATCAAGGCATATAATGGGTATTTTCAGTAATACTTTTGGCTCTGAGTATAGAATGCGTGATTTTAAGATGACTTTAAGCTCAATAAATCAGAGAATGTCTCAAATGAGATACAGAGGCCTTAAAGTAATGGATGCTAACATAGATATTGAACCATTATGGGAACAATTCCTTGAACATATCGAGTTAAGACTAGCTTTAGCCAATAAACTGTTCCCTTCTGTTATAATATCAGTAGCAATAAAGGAAGGAGTTGATCATTATAGTGTAGATAAGATAGTGAAACAACATCTTGCACTTAAAATCAGATTTACAGAGAATAATATCATAAAATGCTATGATGATAAGGGTAAAGAAGTATTGGACGTAGTTGAACTCTACCCATTTACATTAATATATAGTAATGATCTATTCTCAGCATTTAATGGTTGGGCTTCCTTTTATGAAAAGAATGAAGATGAGAAATATAAACTTATCCAAGCTGCTAGAAGAAGAAGTAGTAGATATCAACAACATGCAAGAGGTTGGCAAGCTCAATATCATCCTAAATATAAAGCTCTGCGACATCCTTACATAGGATCTCCTCGTGCTGATGGAAATATTTGGACAAATGTATGTTTTGGTGACTTTGTAAGTGATATATCTCTCACTACTGAAATGCTTGACTTCCCATCATTAATACACATATTGGAAGAATGGACCAGCATGTATCATGTTGGATTAACTAACCCATTACAAAATATGCAATACTGGAGACTTGGTGTTCCTAAAAGTCTAACAATGAAACAAGCTAATTTCTCTGGTATGGATCCTCAATGGTGTTATCAAGCTCAAGCTGGAGAAGGTAAAAGTATAGACTTCTTAATAGCATGTGATGACTGTCAATTAAATCCAATAAATATGATTGACAGGGACGATAACAGAGATGAATGTGAGTATTATGCAAGACATCAACAAATAACAAATAAGGAATCTTTAAATGAAGAATCCATTGATATTCTTGCTGAAATGCTTATGAAATGGACTAAAGATGTAATACTCAGAGATAGAATACTCAATAATGTCCCTCATACAGAGGAAGATATGGCTGAAGTATGTGATAAGGTTGATGGTTTAAAATCAGATTATATACATGTATTATTAAACAGGATACAAACTCGTTTCAGAGATCTATTAACAAATCAGCTTGGATATAGGAGATACAGGGCATTAGGTGCTGCTTATCCTATTAATGAAGCTGTGTTATTACAAGCAAGAACTATGGAAAATACCATATCTACATGTAAAAGTGAATGGTTTCAAGAACATCACAATGGATATGATAGGCTAGTAAATGAAATAGATCTATGGAATAAATCATTTTCTAAAATGCGTCAAAATACAACTGAACTTGACCCATCTGATGAAAATAAGGAAAAAGAAGCATGGCTTGCTATGCTTAAACGAACAGAACAAGAAGTTACACCAATAGGGAGATAATAAAATGGAAAAAGTATTTTACATGGACGTAAAACACTGGAATAAGGTCATTGATTATGCTCGTGCAGCTAATAAACTATATGACACAGAGATAGGTGGTATGTTAGTAGCATTACAGGATAAAGAAGGTGACTGGGAATTAATGGATCCAACAATACTGAAGCAGGATGTAACAGCTGCAAGTACAGTATTAGACAAGGATGAATTGGCTGAATATTATAATAGTATTGCTATGAATAAGAAATATGGACCTAAAACACAGTTTGTGTGGTGGCATAGTCATAATAATATGAAAGCTTATTGGTCTGGTACTGATACTAATACAATGCTAGAGTATAAAGGTGGCAAGTTCAGTATGTCCTTGGTAGTAAATACCAAGGAAGAGTATAAATTCAGAGTATGTGTGTGGGATCCAATTGAAGCTCATGAAGATATTGAACTTGATATAATAGGACGAGAACGCTCTGTGTCTAAGAGTATACTCAAAGAAGTTGAGGCTAAATGTACAAAACCTACAGCTAATATTACTACATATAAAGGTGGTAAGAAAATTGTCTACACTCAACATTATAGTGGATATAAATCACCTGATCAGCTAGAATTAGCTCAATGGAATGGGTCATTTAATGCTGATCATCGAGAAGCTGTTGATACTGATACATATAATGCTTTGTTTGAAGCTATGGACGATTACAATAGTGAATATGTTAGTGGTACTATACTATACGGTGAATGGCTTAAAAAAGTTAAGCTAATAAATGCACAGTTGAAGCAAAGAACCTCTATATATAGTGTCCGTGAAATGAGTAAAGAGGAATTGGATACAAAAGTACTCTATGCTCATCCATACGAATTCATAAAAGGTCACCCTTATGATCATGAGGGATACTATTTATGATTAATGCACGCTCTGAAGGGATTATAAATCTTGAAGGATTGTGCTTTCATGTTGTAGGTTGTGGGGCTATTGGTAGCTCCACAGCCTTACAGCTATTAAGAATGGGTGCAACTAATTTTCATTTATATGATTTTGATAAAGTTGAGATGCATAACCTAGGAGTCTCTGAATATATTATTGATGATGTCAATAAATATAAAGTAGAAGCCTTAAATCTCAGAATGAGGTCTATAAATGAAGGTATATTTGTCAATACATTCAATAAAAAGCTAGAGGAATACTATCCGGACTACTCTGTTGATAAGAATATAGTTATCCTTGGAGTAGATTCAATGTCAGCCAGGTTAGAAATAATGGAAACAATATGTTCTCATGTAGATAAACCTGATCTTGTCATTGATGGAAGGATGGGATCTGAACAGTTTCAGCAATATGTGTTTAAAAATATTTCTATGAAGAAGTATAAAAAGACATGGTATTCTGATGAAAGTTCAGATACAGAACCCTGTAACATGAAAGCAACATCCTATTGTAGTAATATGTCTGGATCATTCATATGTAATGCAGTCCGGAAATATGTAACAAAACAACCCTACGAGAAGGAATTAATATTCAACTTTCCAGGAATGATACTTGATTTTAAGTAGTGGATAGTCGTATATTTACCCTTACGTAGTAACCCAACAAACAGGTGAAGCCTCTGGTTAATTCTGGGGGCTTTACTGCTCAATAATAAACAACAAGGAGAGAATAATGCCAATAAAAATCCATGGTAAAGATTATCGGACCGTTGCAGAACGTGTTCATGATGTTCATACCGATTTTAAAACTAAAAAGCTAAGTGTAATAACAGAGCTGGTATCCTGGAATGCTGGTATAGTAATAATGAAGGCTACTGTAACAACTACACAAGGTGTGTTTACTGGTCATGCATATGAACGTGAAGACCAAGGTAACATCAATAGAACCAGTGCTTTAGAGAACTGTGAAACTTCATGTATAGGTCGTGCTTTAGCTAGTGCTGGCTATGCTGGAGCAGAATTTGCATCAGCTAATGAAGTACAAACTGCTATTAAACAGCAAAAAACTCCCAATCTTAAGCCAGTGGGAACTGTAAAACTAAATGGCTTAGCAAAAGAGCTGAAAGCTCTGCTCAATCATGCAGGACTTAAAGCTGACAAGGCAGCATCTAAAGCAATCAAAGAAATACTTGCAACTGATGCTGGTAATGACAAGTTAACCAAATATCATGTTAGAGCATTAGAAATATGTGAAGCATGGGATGATAAGGAGACCAAATAATGAGAACCTATACGATTAAATCTGGTGGTTTTGATAAAACACCTGGTTGGAAAACTATAAAGATCTCTGGTGCTGAATATGGTACCTATTCTGGTGGTGATGGTGATAGTAAATTCTTACAAATAAAGTTTGAGGGATATCCTGATACGCTTGATATGAGAGTTTATGAAACCATAGGTTCAGATGGTGAGGAGTTCGCTATTGGACAGATATTTAGATTTGCTAATGCAGGTCTAACTGATGTTCTTGAAGGACAGAATGGAGAAAAGGTAGTAAAACTTGATGATGATCCTAGCCATTTGATAGGAAAGGAAATAAATGTACTTTTCTACCAAGATGGAGATTATTCAAGAATCTTCAAACAAGCTGCACCTACAGCATTCACCAATGAAGTAGAAACATTCACTGATAATGATGTAACGTACTGGCAAAAGAAAGCTGAAAAATATTATGATAAAGTTCACGGAACTGACAGCTCTCCCGAGACAGGTACCACAGTAACACTTGAAAAGAATGGGACACCAACCGATACGGCTGACATTCCCTTCTAATTCACTGCACCAAGCAAGTAAGTAAAAGGAACTAGGCCCAGGTCAAACTGGGCTTAGTTGTCTAAAATCATAAATTAATAAGGAGAGTAAATATGAATCATGGTAGAATATATAATAAGAAGCTTATAACTGATTTTTATATGTCACAGCTTAATAAATTTGACAAACTGGGTATGGGAAAACGTACTGAAAATAATATAATTATCACAAAAAAACTTGTGGATACAACTAAAAAAAGACTCTATCAGTTAAAACCAATTCTGAAAATAGTAAAGGAGAATAAATGATAAAAGAATTTGCATTGTCATTAAGCAAACGACATTATTTCCAAGATAACAGTAAATTGCCTGACTGGCAAGGTTTAAATAGCGATACATATATGTCATTGTATGATTATGATGATGATGTCAAAGATTTCTATGCTAAACATAACTCATTATCTGGATTTGATGGTAACATATATATCCCAGATGAGTTTATTCTGGATATTGATGGAGCAAATGTTGAAAGTGCAAGAGATAAAACTGTAGGTTTGTTGTTGTTTTTAAACGACTTAGATGTACCATACAGAGTTTATTTTTCTGGTACTGGATTTCATGTAGGAATACCACCTGATGCATTTAGATGGAAGCCATCAGCTAATCTACACACATATGTAAAGGATGCATTAACTAAAGCTGGTGTATTTGAGTATGCTGATCCTTCTGTAACAGATAAAACAAGGCTTATACGTATAGTAAATACTAAAAATCTTAAGTCTGGACTATATAAGGTACAGATAACAGAACCAATGTTACAGGATGTTCCAGCTATTTTGAAATATGCTGTAATGCCAAAGAAGTTAGTAGATAATATAATGGAATGCAATCCTGTATTTGATGCTCTTGTAGAAGAAAAACCTAAAGAAAAGGTTACTACACTTGTTATAAAGAATGATGGAAGGCAACCGGATCCAGTAAACTATCCATGTATATCAGCTATGCTTGAATCTAATCCTGTAGGAGAAAGACATGGTGTTGCATTGAGGCTTGCTGCTTGGCTTAGATGGCTATATCCTGAAGAATATGTTATAGCTGTAATGGAGCATTGGAGACAGAAGGTTGATACGCCTAATAATAAATTCTCTGTGACAGAAATGGAAAGTATTATTAAAAGTTCATATGAAGGACATGGTGGGCAAGGTAATAGATGGGGATGTAATGATGCTATAATGGATAAATACTGTAAAAATACCTGTAGGTTATTTAAAGCAAAGAAATCTACTACAGTAATGAACCCTAATGAAATGGATAATGTTTTGACTGAATTTTATAACCAGCAAGAATCTAATCCAATAGATATAGGTAAATTATATGGTAAAGAGTTCCCAATACATCCTGGTGAAGTAGTATTGCTTCAAGCCCCTCCTGCATCAATGAAAACTATGTTAATGCAGAATTGGATGACAGGGTTCAAAAGACCTACATATTTCATTGAAATGGAAATGAGTCCAAGACAAGTATGGTCTAGATTTGTAATGATGGAGAACCATTGGAATGAAGAAAGCCTGGTAAACCATTATTCTAATCGTAAGAATGGAATGGCTACTAAATTTGACTGGTTAACAGTTGATTTCAGTCCATGCTATGCTTATGAGCTTGAGAAACGCATTCAAATGCTACCACGTAAACCTGAAGTAGTGTTTGTGGACCATATAGGACTATTTAGATCAAAGCAAAAGGATCCTAATGCTAAAGTGGAAGAAGCATCACAGGCATTGATGGAGCTGGCTATAAATAGCAATATTGTAGTCATAGCTGTAACAGAGATCACAAAATCAGCTTATTATGAAGGAACTAATATGGCATCTGCTAAAGGTTCATTCAGATTAGCATACAATGCGAATAAGATTCTATCATTAAAGCCATTCACCAATAAATCTACTGGACTTATTGAAATGCTTGACTTAAAATGTGATAAGAATAGGGAGAAAGAAACTCTGCATGTACAACTTGCAGTTAATAATACAAATATAGGACTAATGTAATGGCAAGTACACTATTATGTGATGGAGATTGTGGTAATGTATACTACGAAATAGACCTAAATGAAACCTGCTATAAAGAAATGATGTGCAATAATTGCATGTGTACCTTTATAGCCGAACAAGAAGAAGGGAGAGAGAATGATTCAAATAGACCACTTGAGCCCTAGTTCAATAGGGCAATATATGAAATGTTCAGTTCAATGGTTCTATAGACGAACGATTGGACCTAAACCACCAACCATAGCCTTATTATATGGCTCATCTGTTGATGATGCTATAAATGTGGATATGGAACAGAAGGTTGAAAGCCATAAGGACCTGAAATCTAACGATGTTATGGATGCATTTGTATCATCTTGGGATAAACGTAAGGAAGATACTAAATTCTTCCCTTCTGATAAACCAGATGAACTCAGAGAAACTGGACTTAGATCTGTTGAAAATTGGCTAACAGATGTAGCCCCTACTATACAGCCTAAAGCTGTACAGGAAGAGCTGTCATTTGAAGCTGAAGACAGTAAAATTGTACAATATGCTGATCTTATAACTGAAGACGGTACTATTATAGACAATAAAACTGCAGGAAGAAGCCCTGGTGAACATATATCTCATGATCATAGGATTCAATTAACTATGTATGGTATGGGATATGAGCATAAAAATGTCTTTGCACCAAAGGAATTGGGTTTAGATTATATGATCAAAACTAAAACTCCTAAAGTTCAGAGAGTTAGGTGGAAACCTAACGGTTCTGATGTGAATCTTGCAAATTCTATGATTGGACAGGTAAAGAAAAGCATTGAAAAAGGTGTTTTTATACCTAATAGAGGTAACTTTATGTGTACTAAACGTTTTTGTGGGTATTGGAGAGAATGTCAACAGGAATTTGGAGGTACAGTAAAGCCATGATAGATAAAAAATACAAAAGGCTAACAATAAGAACCCCTATATGGAAGACTAAGAGCATAGGAATTGCTGAATATCGACTAAATACGGATATATTGTTAGATATATCATACAAGAACTCTAAGGGTGATAAAATGTTCCCTGGATATTTCTATATTGACAAAGAAGAAGCTAAAAGCTATCCAATACAGAATGTTCATAACACAGACCTTAGAATAATACCAATAGCAAAGTTAAGGGAGATAGAATATGAAGAGCCTAGAGAATGAACTGGCAGATATTCATAGACAAATGGCTATTTTAAAGAATGAAATGGTCAATGTGATGGATACCATGAGAAAACTGGAAAACTATGTTCAGGAATGGTTTAGTGAAGATAGTAAAATTACCGAATAGACTCAATTGGAAATGCAAAATGTGTGGGAAGATGTCCTTCAAGGGCAACGCTTATGAATGGACGTCTCCTGCATATCACTTAACTAAAACTATAATGGAACCTATTTGTGCTAAATGTGCACGAAGGGAACTTGGAACTAAAAATAAGAAAGGATGGGACAAAATACATGAAAACAGTTAAACTATGCCCAAGGTGTGGGTGTATAGATCCTTCATTAGAGATCGAATATGATCCTGAAAGTAAGGAAGAAACGGTAAATGGTGCACCATTGCACGTAATAACTAAAGTTCTTAATCGACTAAAAGAGGAGTATGATTATGGCATCCCAAGTGAAATCGAGGAAAGCGAAGGGACGGAAATTACAGAACCTTGTGAGAGACCGCCTGAAGCAGATTTTTCCGAAACTCCACGAAACGGACATAAAATCTCAAACAATGGGTATGACGGGGGAAGATATAATCCTCAGCCATGAGGCGACTAAACATATACCGTTCAGTTTTGAATGCAAGAATCAGGAGAGATTAGCTATTTGGCAGCATTTAGAACAAGCTGAAGGAAATAGTGAAGGCAGGGACCCAGTCCTTGTAATAAAACGTAACCGGAGTAAGGTCTACGCTGTAATAGAGTTTGACCTATTCCTTAACCTAATAAATAAGGGAGAGAATAATCGACCAACCAATGTCTGATCGAATGTGGAAGATGCATGTTGATCGTATAGCGAGAGTGAATGATATATTTAATAAACCTATGGACATGATGGCTTTTAATTCATTAAAGCAAGTCTTAGTAGATTCAAGTTCTTTGAAATGCAGAATTGAAGCCTAACGAGCCAATACACGAGCAGATTAGTTCAAGTCCGTTAAATTCATCAATAATAGAAGAAATCTTTATAAATAAGAAGATCACATCGGTAAGTGTTTTACCAGTTGAATTTAATATGGATGATGGGGCAGATTTGAGATTGTACTTAGATGACAATACTGTAGTTAAAATATTTGCTACAGGTTGGGATCGTAAGGGTTTACTTATAGATCAGGTAAATAAATAGGGGGCTTCGGCCCCCTTTTTTTACTCGTCCATTATTGTGCTAGCTTTTTCAGCCCATTTCTTATATAACTGAATCCTACTTCCAGGCCAAAACCCAAAGGTATCAATAATTTTATCACCTGATCTTTTCCTTGCCTCTTCGTTATCTATAGCAAGATATATAAGCCATGTAATCATTTCACCAATAGTAGCCCCTCCAACTCCTACCCATGTATTATGTAATATACCTTTTAGATAGTCAAGCATATCCTCCTCATCATCAACATCTCCATAATATAATGACATAGCTATAATCATAGGCCATGAAACTGTTAGGCTAACAAGGTCTGATTGAAACCCTCCACCAATCTTATACATAGCAGAAGCATTCCTAAAACCTGGCAATAGTTTTGCCATCCACGTCAAAGGCGTCCTTAATACGAAGAATAGATCCAATAAGACGGTAATTGGACCTATAAGCCTAGACCATCTAATCCAGAGTGCAACCTGCGGATTAGTAGCCTGTAGCCTCTTTAAGCTAGAACCACTATCTTGCTTAAGAACAAGCTTTAACAATTTAGCATGAGCCTTAGGATCAAAGGATTTACCAATAATATGGTCTA